ATACCTGTATATGAAATAAATTCTGCTCCTACCTTTATTGTACCTGAAGAAGGAAAATTTGCTGTAGAATTTAAAGTTATGCTTGTACCTGATCCACCAGTTCCGGCTGTATCATTATTTAAAGATCCGTTTAAAGAGTTAGTCAAACCAGAAGCACCACCATAAGTAGATGTGCCCCAACCATATCCAGCCGATTGAGTAAGAGGGCCAATTTTTACATATGGATTAATTGTTGCTGATCCGGTAGCCGATGTTACCCCAGATGCAGCCGTTGAAACTTGTATTGTGAAGGTATCTAAGGTATTTGATAAAACTTCAAATGTATTGTCAGTAAATACAGTCGTTGCGTAACCTGAACCTGTTGGAACAGTGACAGAAGTAAAAGTAAATAAATCACCTTTTTCTAAACCATGTCCTGCTTTATTAACCGTTATAGTTTGAGGTGTTGATGTGGATGCAATTGTAAAAGTTGCTCCAGTAACAGGAGTATCTAATGGTGTAATATCATAAAATTGTCCAGAATAATAAACAAATAAACATTTATGCGTTCCAATCGCTGAATACTTTCTACCATCAAGATCAGCCCAAACGTGTTGATCTCTTGCCGAACCAACTAAAGTTTCATTGGTAAGTTGCTCCCAACCTCCTATTTTTTCGGGTAATCCATATCTAAATCTAACAAAATCACCATCAACCCACTGTCCTTCTGCTCCAGCTTCAGTTACTTGCTTATTAAATCCAGGTCTTATTGGTATCGTGTTTAAAGGCATTGGTAATTATACCATAATAGATTATTGAAATCTATTTACTTCATAAATATTTGAATTGAAATTCTAGGCATAATTGGACTACACACTTGGTTTACTTTATGTTCTAGAGGTGTCTTAGTAATAACTAAAGAATTACCTACAATAGGTAAGAAACCATGAGCTGCTGCATCAGCAAACATAAACTCCCCGCCCCAATGAATATTCCATTTGTAATTAATATATAAGGTAGCTGCATACTTCCATTTATTATCATTGTGCCATTGAATACCAGTGTTTTTTGTCATGTAATGAATTCCTGTGGACATATAATCTAATTCAGGTAAAGGCAAATATGGTTGGCTTTTAATCATTTCTTTTAAATCTTCAAAAGGTTGATAATTATTAACTTGTACTTTTTGTGGATCAGAAATATGTCTTGTTAAATCTGGAGGCCACTCGCCCTTTACACTGTGTAAATTAATTTTTTTTCTTTCTTTAATAATCGCTCTATGTATGCCTTTGTACATGTCTTTATCTAAAAAATCATGAATCCAAGCAATTTTTCCAGCAATACAGTATGCAAGTTTCATAGCTTGAAATTTATTTTTTGTAGCATAATATCCTTATATATCAGATATAAAAATTATGAAAGACACAAATTTTGATTTCAAAATTAAAGATCTAAAGTTTCACATTGATGGTTTAGTACCAAAAAATACATGTAATTCATTTATAAAACTTTTTGAAAATCATAATGACAAAGTTGTAAAAGAATCAAGTTACAAATATAATGAGAAAAAAAATGTGCAGGATAATTTTACTTGTTTAAATCTAACAGAACTTAGTGCTGTTGATAATAATTTTACTGAACCTTTAAATGTAGCAAAAAAATATTTATTTATAATGATAAAAAATTATACTTTTTATTTACAAAACAATGTCTCATCAAACTTTGATGATAAATTAATATCTAATTCTAGTAATATACGAATTCTAAAATACGATGTCGGTCAACACATTAAAGATCACTCTGATGTTGATGGTACTATAAGAGCATCATGTACCTTAAATTTAAATGAAGATTATGAAGGTGGAGAGTTTAGATTTTTTAACGGTAGAATAAAAGAATCTTTTAAGACAGGAGATGCTATGATATTTCCAGCAGAACCAATTTGGATACATGGAACCGAGCCCATAACTAAAGGTGCAAGATACAGTATAAATTGTTTCTTACATGCATGATAAATTTTTTAGATAAAAATAGTAAAACAGGTGAATGTAGAACTAGTTTAAATATTACATATCCAAGAACTGTTAATATTATTTTTGGACACTTTCCATATCCTGAAATAGTTCATGGCTATATAATAGATATAAAAAATAATTTAAAAGAATCTATGCATGGATACACTAATGTAAAAGGGGGCATGACAGATTGGAAACATTTTGTAAACGATAGTAATTTTCAAAAGTTTTTGTCTTTTTTAATTAACAAACATCAAAATACTCACCCTGAAATATTTGAATATTTTTTTGAAAAAAACTATATAGCTGATGCTTGGGGTAATGAAATGAAAAAAGGAGATAGTCTAACTCCTCACAATCACCCTTGTTATCATGGCATATTGTATCTTACAGAGGGTTGTGATTTAATTTTACCAGAATTAAATATTAAAATAACTCCAAAACCAGGAGATTATTATTTGTTTCCACCATGTATATTACATGGGTTTGATGATATAGAAGATGATATGACAAGATATAGTTTAATATTTAATATAAAAGAACAAGATCAATTTAAATTTAATAAAAAACTAGAAAGTGTAAATGGATAAAAAAATTAGTATAGAAAATTTTATAGGTGTATACGATAACTTTATAACTGAACAAGAATGTAAAACTGCAATAGAATTATTTGAAAACCAAAGTAAGTTTAATAATGTCATGAGTAGATTGCAATCTGAAAACGCTAGTTCTATTGAAAAAAAGGATCTACATTTCTTTGCACAAGAGGGTAATATAGAAGTTTGGTGGGATAAATTAAAGACCATGATGTTTAACTTTGATGTGGCTTTTCAAAATTATTTAACCCAAACTGGTGGAAAAGAAGGATATGGTGTTGATAAATTTTATTATACAGCTTTAAAAATAC